GCTGATGATGCGGTCGGCTCGTGGTAATCCTTGACCTTTCGACGGATGACCGGTCCAGCTCTGAAAAGCTGGGTGAGACGCTGGAATAGATTTCGATTGTCTTTAGCTGCCATGATTCATAATCCTACTATCTTCTCGTCTTCCTTAAATCGTTAACCAACCATCCGAACTGACCATATGGGTTTGAATTTCTTGATGGGCTGCTGGTGGACGGTAAAGCCTCGACCATGATGGGCGAGAATGGGTTTCTTGGATGGGGGACAACAGGTTCGGTATCATCCCTATTTCGATTGACAGCGAAAGCAGCCAGCATAGCGCGGCTCATCTCATGACTGTGACGAGAGTGCTCTTCTGATGAATCGTACAACCACGTTCCGATAGCCAAAGATATGACTAGGTCGTCGTTATAACCCTTCATAGCCCGTGGGGTCTGGCCGACCCACGTGAAAGTTTTTAGCTCATCAAAGAGACGGGTTGACCTGACTTTGAGCTGCTTGTTCCTGAGCACTTCCTCGAGCTTGGTAAGCATCTTGGTCCTGTTCGAAGCCCCGGTCGTGAATCCGATGTTGGCAACGTCCTCAGACCCCGCGTAAGCTCCCATAAACTGGTACTTCTTGTCCTTGTAGTAGAGATTCGGGTATCCGATCTCTTTCAGCTTCATGCAGACAGCGTATCCATAGCTGTTGTTCTCAGGACAGAGAAGTGCCTTGTTGTAGCGCATGCCGATCTCATTCAGCAGGACAGCGTACTGGTCAGGAGGAACCTTCCCTTTGAACTCGCAGACTTGCTCACCGACAGTGATGTCTATAACATGGCAGGCCGAGTAGTCAGCTCCGTCACCTCGGGCAACGTCAGCAGCAATGATGTACTTGTGTCCAGACAGGGCGTATTTCCACACCCAGACTCCCATCTCTGGGCCCCAACGCTCTATAGGTGTCTGGGTCATCGACATTATCTGCTCGAGCTCATTGGCGCCCAAGAACGTGTCGCCTGACGCAGCAAAGTCACAGAGCAGCTCCTGGGACACCTGCTTTCGGGTCATGTTCTTAGATTCGTTGTCGAACCAGGACTGGTCACGCTCTGGGTGCACGTCCCACATCAGCTTTATTGCGTTGAACTCGTTCTGGTTCGCCTCAGCTTCCACGTAGAGCTTGTGATACTGTCCGCCAACACCGTTAGGAGTCGAAAGAACAATCGCTCGACCACCCGTCGACAGTGTGGGGTACAGACCAGTCCAGAGCTCGTCGAAGTTTCCAATAAACGCTGCCTCGTCAACGATGAGAAGCGTAAGAGCTTCTGAACGACCCGCGTCGTCGGAGGTTGGGATGGCTTTTATCGATGATCCGTTGCTGAATTCAACAACCTGCTTCGTATCCGACTTTATCGATGGCATGATGAGCCAAGTCGGAAGGTTCTGAAGCATGACCTTCACTTTCTTGATGAAGTTCTGAGCGACGGCCAGTTTCGTAGCGATAATCAGGATCGCCTTGTCTTTATAGAACAGGGCTAACCATAGGGCGTAAGCGGCGGCGAGAGTTGAGATACCGAGCTGACGAGACTTCAGGATAACGTTGAACCTGTGTTCCTCGAACTGCTCAAGGCAATCGTCCTGAAACTTATACGTCGAGAATGGCACGGTGCCACGCGTTGGGTGCTGAATCTTGACGTACTTGTTGATGAAGTACGAAGAGTTCTTCCCGCACGCGATTATCTCGGCTACCTGCCTGTCTTTCGACAAGACCGCCATCACACTACCTGTAGCGTCACCTGACGACGGTAGTACGCGACTCGACGCGCTGAGTTGTTGGTGGCCACGATCATCTCAAGTGAATCCTTGTTGGAAGTCTCCTTCAGACGTAGCGTGTCGCCGGTCTCTTCCTTGAAGTTCTTCTTGATGTCATCAACGCACTTGGCTAGGATCTGAATCGACTCGTGATTTATTCTCGCGACCTGATCACGAAGCGCGAACTCAGCGGCAAAATGAACGACAGTCATGTACTTCAGGGTGATTGAGTCATCATGCAGAGAGCATGTGACAGAATTTGGCATAGAGGAAACTCCCCAGCCTTTCTGGGTGATCTGACCCAGCGCTCTAAGGTGCTTATCAGTTATGTGCACGGTGAAACTCCTTCTCTAATTATGTCGTCTCGAGTGTACGGATGACAGTCTTGCTATACGTATTGCGTCCAAATCTTTTCCAGACGGCCTCCAACCTTTCATCCATTGCAGCCTGTTGGGATCAGCCACTTCATTCTCACAATCGAAGCAACATCCTGATCTTCCTATAGAATCAACGTCGATCTCATCTCTTACTACGCATGTGCAGAGCGGACAATCTATCGGGATCAGATCTCTTGCCACGCTGCCGCGCTTGATGATGACAAAGTCTCCAAAATCCTCATAATGCTTTTTCAAAAGTACCTCACGTTCGCGTCGATTCCATCGTGTGAGATCTCTATGACGTTATCGACGATGTCCTTGATGCTGTCGACGTGAGAGATCACGAGCATATTCTTGAAGTTGCGCTTGAGAGAGGTAAGGAGGCGGGCACAAGCTTCCAGATTTGTGTCGTCAAGAGCTCCGAACCCCTCGTCGATGATGAAAAGGTCAGGCTTGGGTATCGCTGACACTTCGATCAGGGCGGTCCTGATGGCCAATGATGAAATCATCTTCTCCATGCCTGACGAGAGCTCAATCGGCCTCTTCGAATCTCCATAGTCGATGAAAATCTCAAGATCTCCATCGTCTTCATTCGCGACCAGCTCGACGTTGAAGTTGGCAACTCCGGTCAGAACCTTCGAAATCTCGCTATTAATCCTGGGCAGCTGGGACGCGATGATCTGCAGAGGGATGCCGTCCTTACCAGTCGCGGCGAGGATGGTCTCATAGACCCTCCAGTCAGACTGAAGCTTTTCTATCCTCTCAACGTCCTGCTTCAACCTTGAAATCTCAGCTCCGATAGCACCAATCCGTTGATTGTCCTTCAAGATCTTCTTCGATATCTCACGTGCTGAGCTCTCGTGGGATTCAACTTCAAGCTGCATCTTGTTGACCTCTTCGAGAGCGGACACCGAGATAGCAGCTCTAATCTCCTGAAGCAGCTTTTCAGCCCTAGAGTGCTCCTTCTCGAGAGAATCCTTCAAGCTCTCCAGGCTCTTCACGCTGCTCTCATGAGCAGCGAGGGACGTACGTGCAGCCGGAAGTTTCGTCTCAAGAGCAATGATCTTCTCATAGCGACCCTTAAGATCTTTCAAGCTTTCTGGATCGAAGCTGCTCTTTAGCTCCTCGATGGTCGAAGTGATCTCATCCAGAGAAGCTCGATGCTTTGGGATCAGAAGACGATCAGCGTGAGAGTCCTTGATGTACTTGCAGGTTGGAAACTTGTCTCCGCACGGAACGTCAGCGAGCTTGCTGACTGACCTCTCAAGACGCTGGAGACTTTCATTCTCGATCTTCAGCCTCGAATGAGCCTCGTTGATCTTTTGCGAGATCTTCTCGTAACGTTCGATTTCAGCTTTTAATGATTTCGAATCAACGTTCTTGAGAGCAGACTCAGTCTTCTCGATCTTGGACTTAAGATCATCGCGCTCTTTCTCTGCATTTTCAAGATCATCTCGACTCTTCTTGATCTTGATCCAAAGATCGATGATCTCTTCATCGTACTTCTTGATATCGTCAAGCGTGTGGGACGATCCCGGAGATTCACGCTCGAGGATGGAGCGAAGCTTCTTGATGTGGGACTCGATGGAGTCCTTCTCCTTCTCCAACTTGGAGATGCCATCATGAAGTTCCTCCTCCTCCTTCACCTTGGACTCGATGGCGGAACGGATGTTGATCGCAGGAACCCGCTTCAGCTCCGACTTTATCGAGCTCGAGCTCTCCTTCGCTAGAGCGTTCAAGGAATCGAACACCTGCAGATTGAGGAACTTCGAGAGGATGTTCTTGCGGGCGGTGGCGCGCTCCTTAAGGAAAGCGTTCATCTCACCCTGCGCTGCGAACGATGTCAGCAGGAAATCCTCAGACGTTCCGATAAGAGAGCGTAGGACCTTGTCCGAGTCCTTCCTCTGCTCTCCTGTGATGTCCTCGATCGGGTTGCCGTCATGATCGAGCTTGAAAAGATTCAAGTGCGTGACCGCGTGCTGGACCCCGGCTTTCGTCTGATGCTTGACCGACTGGCGTTCCGAAAGGTACGTCTCATTTCCTGCCTGGAACTCAACGGAAGCCTTGCAGTAATCCTTTCGTGTGTTGATGATGTGCAGATTCTTGATCGGTCCGCGATCGGTCGTGTTGAACAGTGAGTACATGATCGTACCAGGAATGGAAGACTTCCCCTGCGCATTTCGACCGAAGATTCCGGTGATACCGTTCAAACTCTCAAAATCGATCTCGTTCTCCTTGCCATACGCATACGTGTTATCCCAGCGGAGACGCTTGATGGACCACCTGACGCTGCCGAGCCGCTCATCCTCAGGAAGGGAGTCGATCAGCTTGGAGACCGTTGCGTCCAGCTTGGTGATGGAATCTGCATCCATACCCTTGGACTCAGCGTAGCTCTTGAACAGACCCTTTATCGTAGCTGGATCACGAAGGTTTTCGCGGGACAACGAGATTGACCCAGCTTTCATGTCCTCCTTCGCACTCTCACCGGTGAACTTCCAGACAACCTCGGCTGCTCGCTTCTTCTTCTTGAGCTCACCGGTCAGCTGACGAGATTCCGAGATCGCGAGATCGGAGCTGTTGAGGATCCTGAATCGAGACCCATCAGGCGCGCTTGCGCATGCGTCCATCGTAGAGGAGACATCTCCCTGCCACTCGATCGTATGAAAGGGTCTTGGGTTCTTGAGCTTCACGAAATTCACACGATACTGATCGCGATTCTTGATCTGCCAGAAGAGGAACCCCTTCTCAAGATCCTCGCCGTAGTTCTGCTGGACGGTGGAGCCAGGATACGCGATCCGGGTGTCACCGTC